AACATCGTAGACCTCGGCGGGTGTCATCTCCCAGAATTCAGCGGGCCGCACCCCGGCGGTGAGTGCGGAATCGTAGCTCGTCTTCAGGTATTCCCCGAAGCTCCACTTTTTCCCGGCGTCGGCCCGTCCTCTTTTTTTGAGGCCGCCTCAGCTGGAAAAGCCGCCGCGAACGCTTCGGCTATCTTCTCACCGATATAGGGAAGTTCGGCCAGGTCGATAAGCTCTCCCACCTTCTCTTCTGTCAGCGTTTTATCCTCGTGGGAGAGGCCGGCCCAGAGAATCGCCCGCAGAGCGGACAGGCCCACTGAGCCGGCCAGAGCTTTCCCGATATCTATGCCGAAGACGTTGAGGGCCCGCTCGGCGCGGCAGAGAGCGTTATAATCGAGCCGGAGCTCTCGCTCCTTGCCGTCGCTCAACTTGATTGGAACGGATTTTGTTGGCATAAACCCTCAGTCTCCTTAAAATAGATTTTTAGCTTACTGAAGGCGAAAGCGCACCGCGCCCCTGGAGCGTCCCCGAGATGGTCAATGCGCCCTCGTGTGGGGCGGCGTATTCAAAGCTGGTAAGAATGGCCGTACCCGTGAACGTCGCACTATCCGGCATGGTGATAACGACATCGATGTCAGACGGCGAGTCGTTGATGACGTGGTTTCTGAAGACCTTCTGCGCGATGTCATTATAGATGTAGAGACCGGAGAAGTCGATCGACCATTCCTTGCGTCCCGTGAGATAGTCACCCCAGCTACTACTGTCGCGGCTCGTAACGTCAATTTGCGAAATGGCGAACCTGAGCGTGAAGTCCTGGCTTTCGCCGATGGCATCGCCCTCAATGGTCATGGTCATGTTTTTGCCTTTTACAGCATTGGATGGCATTTTTTCCTCCTTGAAAATTTAAAGAGAAAGGCCCAGTGTTTTGGAATTTGAGCCTTCCCCTGATTTGCTTTGAATGCGGGCATCGGATGACGCCCGCACAGCCCGCCTGAAACGGACGGGCTATCTATCCGTTAAAAGCAAAATGGCGATATTCACGATGCTGTTATGTGTGCTCGTATGCGCAGAATTCCGTGAGAAACGGGCCTTGCAGGCTCCGTGTCATCGACGAAAATCTCCGCATGGTCAACGTATAGATATTTATTGCTGTATCCCGCGATGGCGATATCGGATGATGTGATCGCCTGGACGATGTTATTCATGATGTCCGCCGCCTCGTAGTCATGGTCGGCATCGCTGAAGACGTGGATATTAACGATATTATCTTCAGCCTCTGTGTCCCGTGAGCTGAACATGGCGGAGCGGCTTCCGAGAGGCGAGCCGATTCTGATATAGGGGAACTGGATATACGGGGGAACGCGGTTATAAATGCGATAGTCTTTTGTCAACGCGTATGCCTTCAGGCGGTCGTAGATCGCCGTCATCAGAGCCGTAAAGCCTAATTTTCTTGTCGTCATTTTAAAACCTGTTGATTACGCCGACGATGCCGTGCTTGTCCAGAAAGTATCCGGCGGGCGCGTGTCTTCGCGCCTGGTTGTATTCCGGCCCGGAATCGGTTATCTGATGGACGGCCCTGGCATCCATGCATACGGCGGCCTTCCAGCGTGTCTTCGCCAGATTAAGGAAGAAGTCCATATGCTCATACTCGATTTTTATGCGATTGTCCCATTGCACATCGTCAAATACTTCCCGTCGGGCGATGAAGAAATTGACTACCTGGTCGGCGTAGAGATAGCGCACACCGTCAACCTCTTTGATGTCCCTTTTCGAGGGATACCGCTGGAGAAGTTTATTTTCCCAGACGAACCGCAGTCCCATCTGGTAGTTCTCATTGGCAAGCCAGTTGCCGTTCTCAAGCGTCAGCATGGCGGAGACGAGGCCGATGCTCTCGTCGCTTAGCAGGACGCGCATCATGTTTTTGATTGATTCCCCGCCCCGAAGCTCGATATCGTCATCCATGATGAGGATGTACGGTTCGTCTGCCGCCTTCACAATGCGGTTTCTGCCAAGCGAGAGGCCCGAATCGAACGGTAGGCGCAGAACGACATGGCCTTCATTTTCAAGTCGGGCATAGAGACTTTCCTTCTCCGAGCTTGCCGGGGAGTCGTCTGCGATGTAGAGCCTATAGGGATAGGGGAAGTGCTTCTCTATCGAGCGCACGGCCCGGAAAAGCGCCCCCTCCCGGAAAAACGTCTTTATGCCGACGGCTATCTTGCCCCCGCCGATCTTGATTGAATCGCCGAGCCTCGTCTTCGACTGAGTGATTCTGTCCTTAATCTCCGACGTGCTAACGCCTGATGTGTACGGCAGAAAAATGACCTTTCCGCCCTTGCTCCGCACCCAGTCATCTCCTGGACACCGCGTCCAATCCGTGCCGTGAATGATATAATCGGGAATGACGCCGATCTTTTCCAAGTCCTGGACCGGGTTCTGGTCGCGTTGCATGACGACTGTTTTGGCGACCCTGAGCGATTCGATTATCCGCTTCCTTTCCTCAAACGGTATGACAGGGGACGGCTTGTATCTCTCCGCCGCCTCGTCCGTCAACACGCCGACGACGAGCTTGCCCAGCTTGGCCGCCCGCTCAAGGATGTTGAGATGCCCGACGTGGAACAAGTCCCATACGCCGCCGATGAACGCGGTTTTCTGCCAGACGGACTTGAAAAGGTTTCTGTCGATGGCGTAGCAGTCCCTCCAGTATTTGTATTCGGCATTCGGAATCTGCCAGCCTGGCCCGTATCGCTCGACGAGATACCGCTCCGGCGGATTCGGTAGGAAGCACCGCTTGCCTCGAAAGACAACCTCCTTCAAATCCTCAAAGAGATATTTCGGGAAGACATGGGGATAGAGAATGACATTCTCCACACCCCATTTTCCCTCCTCATTCGGCCCGAACGCGCCATGCCAGAGGAAATCGCCTTTCTCATAAAAGAAAAACAAATCCGTCTTGATGCCGTCGCGCATGAAGCTCAGCTCGATTTTCTTGCCCTTATGCTTCCAGGGCATATAAAGCTCAAAGCCCCCGGCCTTGAATTCTCCGATGAATGTATCCCATAGCTCGGCGTGGACGGCGGGCAGGCCGATGTCTATGTCCATGTCATGGCCGATGAAGTTATTATGCCTTATGACGCCGAGGCAAGTACCAGCCTCAAGCCACCAGCGGCAGCCGTGCCGTTCGAGGATTCGGATGGCGGATTCGAGATTCGCATCCTTCACTGTATAATCGACGCCCATGACGATGAGTGGCAATCGTGCTTTCGGATTCGGATTCCACGATGACTTTGAGAATTTTATGTTCCACTTTTTCGCAAACAGCCGCCAGCCTGTCGGCCTCTGCCTGAATTCAAGATATCGCTCATCGTCTTTTTCCTGCCTATGCCAAGCCGCGCAGTCCGGCGTATAGGCCACCTTCCAGCCCGTCTTCGTCTTCAGCGAGAGGAAGAAATCCGAGTGCTCAAGTGCCGTTTTGAATTGCTCATCCCAGGGGCAGTCCAGCCAGACCCGTCGCCGCATGAGGAAGGCATTGAGGATAATATCGCAGAGGAAATATCTGATGCCGTTAGTCTCGCGCCATCCTGGCTCGTCTATTCTTTCGATGTAATACGTATCGCTGTCGATCCAAATTCGCCCCTCGTAATGCTGGTCGGCATCTTTTGCTGTCTTGAGCCGACATCCGACCGCCCCAACTTCAGGCTCGGCCTTGAGAACGGCATGGAGTTTGACGAGGTCAGTCTCACCGTCAAATTCGATATCGTCCTCACAAATAAGGATATATTTATATTTCTCGGGCATGGCATTGAGAGCTTCGTTCCTCACGCCCGAGACGCCGAGGTCGAAGGCAAGCTCAAGATAGGCGCAGTGCTGTTCCTTGCAGAATTGCCGTTTCTCGTCCGTATGGTAGCCGTTATCTCCGACGTAAATCGGAATATCCGGGTAATATTGCCTGATTGACTTCACGCAACGGAAGAGCAGGTTATCACGCAGGAAAGTCGTTATGAGGATGGCTGTTTCGTCCATTCCGCTCAAGATGCCCCCTTATATTTCGTAGCCCGCCTCTCTATGTCGAGCGCGTATTGCAGGCTGGCCTTTGGTATATTTTTGTCCTTCGCCTGGATGAGCTGTTTTACGGCCTCAGTGCTCCAATTATAGAGGGACAGCGAAAGAAGCCAGTTATCCTTGCTCGCCACACCCGCCGCCATGAAGCCAATCTGATATTCGACGAGGATTTCAAGGCCCAGCTTGAAATTGATGACGGGATCGTCCAGATATGTATGGGCTTTTTTCCTGTCGAGGCCGCTTATGCCGAAGTGCCGCTCAAGCGCGCCGATGGCCGTCACGGGCATTATCTGCGTCAGGCCGTATGCGCCAGCCTTCGATTTTGCCTTCGGGTTGAACCCGCTCTCAATCTCTACCCACGCGAAAATGCGCCAGTAGTCGAGGCCAATGGGCGTTGTGCCGTCGCTTCCGTATCTTAAATGATAGCAATAGGTTAGCCAAGCGAGCGCCCGGAGCGTCGATGGCTCGATATAACGCGAAGCCCTATCAAACCAGATGGCCTCTATGCGCCCATATAGCTCAGCCTCCCGAATAATGCTTTTCGTCTGCTCAAAATCTGCCGTTATTTGATACAATGACTGCACAAAACTGGTCTTAATCTCCGACATGTCGCGCCGAATGGTATAAAGCACATAAGAAAACGCGGCATTCACGATGATGGCAGCCAAGCCGAAAGCGATATGCTTTTTAGTCAGCCGCATCATACCCCCTCCGGGCATTTCGGGATAATGTGCCAGCTTCCCGGCTCATGCCCTTCCTCATAGCGGAAATATTTTTGGGGATAGAAAAGCACCGGAGTCAATTCATAAATGCGATGGGCGTCCTCGATGGCGAGCTTGTATCCCGGCTTTTTCGATTTCACGAGCAATTGCCGGACACCCAGGAGGCGTTGGCACACTTCGCATGTCGTCCAGATGAAATTGCCTTCCTCGTGGATTATTTCCGCCAAGCTAAAATCTCCTTCACGAGTGGCATGTCGAAAAGCAGGGCCTTGTGTTTCTCAAAGTCCTTCCGCTTATAATTATCCACCTGATCGCTTTGCCACATTCTCGCAGCGTACCACGAATGGTAAAATGTCGGTTGTTGGCAAATATAGTATTCCGTGCCAAACGTGCCCGGGTAGAATTTTTGACCGTCCGGCTCGTATCCCGCGTCTATCCTCAAAACCCTGTATCCTATGCCCGTGATATCGTAGTAGATTTTCCGCCCGACATCGTAGCCGTCGCGGGCGATGAAGCTGAGGCCGTTATCTTTGAAGAACTTCGTCTCGAAAAACATCCAGCAGGCATGAATCGGCTTCGGCGGTACATCGTCAGGATTGCCGCCCTTGGCCGCTATGAGCCTTATGCGGTAGTCGCTCCTGTAAAGCGAGAGCAAATCTGTCTCCCAGCCTTCGCGCTGGATATGCGTGTCGATGTCGAAGACGGCGCACCATTCCCCGCTTGCGTTCAGGAGGGCCATATCGAGCCCCCGGCCATGCCCGATATTATGACCAAGAGATATGAGTTTTATATCTTTTTGCTCGGCCAGCCACTCACGAGAGCCATCGACGGAGGCATTATCGACGACTATTAGCTCATAAGGGCT